CATAGCCTGCAAAACAATCAGCATCTGCGTAGCTGTAATAGAAGAAGGCACAATGCTTGGCTCTGGCGGTATTTCTGGCACAACAACGACACCATTGACGACCAGCCGCCCTATAAAAACATCTTCGCCTTGTACAACGGTAAATCCATCTGGCGGTGTGTACGTGTTTATGTCATCAACAACAATGATGTTTTCAATAACGCCGCTACTGTTTACTAATCCTGTTCTCATGATAAAAATTCCGTTATGATAACAATTCCATTTGTCCCAGCGGCACCAGCGGAACCTGTCGCGCCCACACTTGATGCTGCGCCAGAACCACCAGACCCAAATCCTGTGCCAGCGCTTGCACCAAATCCACCTGCGACATACAAACCAGCGCCTCCTAGTCCTAAAAAAGAAGATCCACCATCTCCTCCTTTAGCCCCCCAGTTTGGATTACCAACGGCAATACCAGTCCCGCCCACAGATCCCGCAATTGAAAAATTTCCACCCGTTGCAGCCCCACCCGCACCGCCAGCGGTTGTCGATCCAAGCACACCAGCCATACCGCCGAGGCCACCCGTTGCTGTTAATATCGACCCAAGTGATGTTGTTCCACCGTTTCCACCATCACCACCAAAACTACCACCACCGCCACTAGCCCCAATAGTAACAATTTTGGAAGAGCCTATGTCCCCGCTTGTTAATAAACGTTGACAATACCCCGCCCCACCGCCACCACCGCCAGCACGCCCTTGAGTTGAACTCGAAGGAGATACGCCACCACCACCGCCACCACCACCAACAGCCTCAACAATACAAAACAACATCCCTGAAGTAGGGGTATATGTTCCTGAAGCTGTAAACACCTGGATATTTACACTGCTTACTGGAAAAAAGTTAAGTTTTGTTTTTGCTATCTGCGCGTCAAGAACTTTATCATTTGTGACTGCATAGGCAGCAATTTTGGCACTCGTAACGCTACCATCCGCAAGTTTGGGCGTTGTGACGGCAGCATCAAAAATATCCGCCGTGTTAATCAAGGCCGTTTCCAAAATCACATTAGAAAGACGATCTGTGATAACGGGAGCATAATACACCTGTGTTCCTTTACGATCCATCACACGAATAGAAAAATCACTGTTGGCGTACAGACGGGCAGGGGAACCATTGTTGATAGGATACCCACCAGACGTGCGCACAGGTTGCGCTGCGGGTTGTGTTAACCCTTTGTCCCAGTAAATGGTTATGGGGTTTGATTGCGGATCTAAATTCGCCACACCCACAAAAATATATCCATTTTCTAAAGGCTGGCCATTGCTCTCGGTAAAAATAGGAAAAGAAGGATTGATATTGATTGCTGGCATTATTGTTCACCTTCTTGTTGTTGCTGCTGCGGAACAGGAACTTTAGCACTTTCTGCTTTGATAACATTAAATAATTGATCTATCAAATACTTTTCTTTTTTTGAGTTTTTAGGAGATGTCCCTATCTCTTTTGCTAAATTTGCAATCTTTTTATTTAAAACCGCACTACTTTCATAGCGACGACCTGCTGCCCCAATGGCTGCACCAACACCCGCTACAGACCACCAAGGCAATCCCAATGAATAAACAATACCACCTAACATACTTCCTATCCATGCTGACATACCTATAGGTGCATAAGATGTTTCTTTTCCCGCATCTTTTGTGGCATTAAGAACCCGTTCTAATCCATTCAAAGTTTCCTTTTGATCTTTAGAGAAAAATTGATCAATCTGCATACTTCTTTTTGAAAACTGAGATAAAAACTTATCAGGATTTATAGAAAAAGTCCCTTGTGACGTTTCTATTGAAGATTTTTCAAAAATATCCCGCATGATAATAGATTGAGCATTCTTTATACCCTGTTCAGATAAAGATTTTTTTACCCTTAAAACTTCACTGGGCAATTCACTAAGAACAGCACTTTTAACCAATTCTGGCGTTATCTCACCTTTTTTTACTATTCTCGATGTCGCTGTTCCTGCACCTTCTTTGATCAACCTTTCAAGATTTCTATCTGCGCTATTCCATAAACCATAATCTTTAGAATTGTTTTTCTTTAAAAAATTACCAATGTCCTGCCTTAAAGGATCATAAATTTTGTTTTCTAATGCCAAAACATCAGGATCATCTTTCCATTTTTGACTGTATTTTTGTCTTAAATTTTCTAAATATCCAATTCCATCATTTTGAGATAATAATTTCTTTTCATTTTCAAGAATGCCTAACATCTTTTTAAAGAAAGGATCGTTTTGGTTTCTTGAGTATTGACTGATAAGTTCATCTATTCTTTCCGTAACATTTGGAACAGGAACAGATGTTTTACCAGCAGCAAATGAATCTTTAACCTTTATTGCGTTTTGCAAATCAACTTGTTTTTTAATAATATCATTATTTAATTTTACTTTTTCTTCCTCAGATAATGTTTTGAAAGTCATTTGTTTTTTTTCATAACGATCCAATTCTTTTTGAGCCTTATCAATGTTTTTATAAATATCTTTTTTTACAGCCTCGGGATTATCCACGCCATAATCAAAATAAAGAGAATCCCTTGCACTGCTTATTTGAGTATCGTATTGCAAGGAATTTTCATATTCTAAACCTTTAGAAATATCAGAAGGCTTGTAAATATGACCTATTCCTGTATTGCGAGCCATGTCATCTTTTTGCATCAAATCAAGTAAATCGTTAATGTCGTCTTTTGGATTTAACCAACCTTCTTCAACCAAAGATTCCCTCATATAATCTAAAGATTTTGGCTTGTTTGTAACACTTAAATTTCCTTCAGGAGTAATTTGACGTTTTGTTTTTCCACGAACATTTATATCCATGGCTTTAACGTCACCTATATTGTAATCATCTTTTTTTATGCCACCAAGTTGACGAATCCTTTGAAGCAATGTTGTAGGTTGCGCCGTTTTTGGCATTTTTTGCGTTGCACCATCCAAAAGCGCACTAAATTCATCCCAATTTTTAACATCAATGCCTTGACGCATAGCCTGATACCTTGGGTCCAATTCTTCCCTTAAAATATCAGCGTAATTCCTTGTTTGGTTGTTACTCAGCAAATCGCTTGCCTGAGCAATATCCTTTTGAGTTTTATCAATAAAATTGTTGATATTTTCTTCTTTTCTATACAACGATAAAGGCGTGTTATACCTATCATTGTATAAAATGCCTGATTTTTGGTTGGTATATTTGCCAATCTCTTTTTCATTTTTCTTTTGAATGTTGCTAACAATTTCTGTGTAGTAGTCTTTGTTTTTATCTGTTTTTGGAAGATATTGATTAACAACGCGTTCCGCAGCGGCCGCACGCTCTTCTTGCTGAATTGCAACTTTTTTACCAGTACCAAAAATGGGTGTTCTTGTATAAAGATTTTTAATGGTTTTTTGAAAAGCCGTTTGTGGCGGAAAGATATTTGTTGTCTGCAAAGTTACCTTTTGTTCCGCTGCTTGTTTTTGCAAAAGTCTTAGGTTTTTTTGTTCTGGCGTAAGGTAAACTTCAGAAGCCATTGACATGGCAGGAGCCGTTGGACTAACGGGAATTGTTGAACTAATAGGAACTTCCGCAGCACTTGATACAACAGGCACACTAGGGCGAGGGGAGATGGCCTGACCTACTCGCGCACCACCCACACCACCCAAAAGGCTTGCAAGAGCTTGTGGTATAGGACCGCCACCAGCCTCTGCAACGGCTTGCCCTGCACCCGCACCAAGAGCACCACCAAAATACTGCGCTAAAGGCGATTCGATTAATAATTGCCCCACCCTTTGAGCCAAAGGATTCGCAGAGCCTAAAAGTGTTTTTCCTAAGCCCGTAAATGCCGATGTGTTTGCTGCACCACCAGAAATAGATTGAACAATACGTTCAGCCTCTGTATCGGCGTTAGGCGTTCCCGCAAGTGTGAGCAAACCTTGCACGGATTCCGAAGGAGTCTTGTATCCCGTTCCCAATACAGAATTGACAATGGGAGTAATCATATCCGCCGCAAATAACATTGTAGGAGCAATCGCAGCCCCTGCAGGCCCTCCAGCAAGAGCACCTAAAGACGCCGCAGCCATGTAAGGACTTGCACCACGTCCAGCAGCCGCTACCAAGCCACCAGCGGTTGTTTCTCCTGATTTTTGAGATTGAGCCTCCGCAAGTGCATATGGATTTTGAGTTAAATTTGGCGTAGGTAAATTCTGATAATTTGTATAAGGGTTTTGCGCAGGTTGAACAGGTTGTTGTTGCTGCTGTTGCGTGGGTTGAGATTTTTGCAAAGCCTCAGAAAACGCTGCATTTAATTGATCCTGCGTTAATTCATTTGGAGAATCCAAAGTGTAGGACGCGCCATCAGATGCTTTTAAAGTATATTTAGGCATCATTTATTCCTTGTAACTGTGCCAAAAGAAGTTTGTATAGTTTGATTTGGTTTCACAATGTTGCCATCAGCAGGTGCATTTGTTGCAGCAGGATTTATACTATCCTGTCCATTAGAAAACGGCGGGATGTTGGTTCTTTTTGATAAAACATTAAGGTAATTTCCTTGTCGTTTTTTTGCTTTTTCCATAACGGAAATCATGGTTTTCAAGTTTCTAAGAATTTGCTCTGGTCTTTGCGCCAAATCTAAATTAGCTTGAGCCTTTGCAACCTGTTTGGTTTCTTCTGCTGTAACACCTTTTAAATCAATGCCTTGCGTTGACGCTAAAAAAACAATACCTTTTGCTCTTTCAATATCTGCTTCAGCATCTCGATTTTCTTTTCCAAAAGTAGGAACACTACTTTGAAGAGGTCCTGTTATTTGCCAAATTCTTTCACTGGGTATATATTCACCAGTTTTTGGATCTTTTGACCAATACTTTCCTACAAAATTGTTAAGAAACTCTAAGTTATCTTGGTTTTTTGATAAGTCGGTTTCAATAAGCTGCTGTTCTTTTATTAAAGCAGGAGCGGGCTGTTTTGCTGCTTTTGTTTGCGCTTGCAAAAGTTCTTGGCGACTTTGCGATTCTTGCATCCGTGCTTGCGTGGCCCCTATTTCATAAGGGGCTTTTGCTTGAGCAATCGCAGTATTCATGCGGTTTAATTCTGAAGCCGTTGCTCTTTGTCCAGCCAAAGCACGTTCGCTTTGAATGTTGGCAATTTCGTTTTGTATTTTGTACGGCTGCAATCCCTGAGCGCGAGATTCTTGACCTGCCCCATACTGTGCATCAAAGAAATCTTTAGCGCCCGGAATCGTACTCATAAACATGGTAACGGACTTCATGGCATTTTCTGGGCTAGACGCAGCCTGAGCAGCAATCTGATCTATAAAAGACGCACTATCTGCGTTACCTGAGTTTCTTTCTGCCTCTGCACGGTCTTTTAAAAGCCTTTGAGCCACCGCTGGGTCTGTTTCTAAGGCCGACATAACCTGCGATCCAAACATCATAGAAGAACGCAACTCTTTTTGGTCAATCTGATCAAAAATAGGCTTAAAGGTTTGCTGTTGCTGCGGTGTCATGGCACCCATAAACCGCACAGCATCTTTAACCGTGGGTTTCGGATTGTTTAAAAACAAAGCCTGCTCTTCTTCATACCGTTTTTGCTGTTCCATCGCCAAATTTTGCTCGGCTTGCTTATCTGCCATCAACTGAGCATTATAATTGTACGTCAAATACTTATTCATATCCTCAATGGGATTTCTCGGCGCAGCAGCAGGAAGAATGTAGTTCCCCATAGACATGTCTGGCGTTCTAATTTCTATAGCCATAAAATCATTCCTTTACATGTAATTTGCCAATCCTGCATAATAACCACCCATACTTGTAGGTCTTGTAGGTGCACTACCACCAAAAGGATTTAAGTCTGCCCATTTCAAATTTGATAATCCAGGACTTGATCCCGCCATCATCAATCCTTGACCAAGAGTTCCCATCCATCCCCCAGCCATAGCTTTGTTAGCACGCGCTTGACTTTGTTGCATAATAAGGTTTGATATGGCCTGACCTGTTCCTAATCGGGCAGTGCCTATATTTGATATAGCACTTGTTCCAAGATTAAGCATATCCCCTAATTGACTGTAACGGTTTGCAATCTCTCGATTAAGCATAGCAGGTCTAAACTGTGCCAAAGCCCCTTGAGTGTTTCCTCCACGCAATCCCCCTGTGGCAGATGCGTTTTGTAAAAGTGATTCTTCACCTTGACGAACCAAAGATTGAAACAAAGGCGATGATTCTAATTGATTGATTTGCGCTTGTTGGGCCTCTGCACCACCCAACCCCATCAAAGCCTTTTGTTGCTCTAACGCAGGTGCCCCAACATCTGCATATGGCTGCAACAATTCCCGAATATAATTGAAATACTCTTCTTGTGCATCCATGGCTCTTTGAGCCGCGCCAGCTTGAATGTTTCCAGCTTTACGCGCAGAACGCTGTTGATCCACACCAGAAAAAATGCTCCCAACAACCGGAAGCGCAGCAGCAACAGCTTTACCCATTATAAACTCCTTGCATAAAGACAATACTCACAATCATCAGCCTTAACTTCTTTAAGATATTTAAAACCCGAAGATTCCCCAAACTTAATCAACTTCTTATTTTTTTTTTCCGAAAGGCCATACAAAGTCTCACCAATCATTTCCTGCAACTGATCCAAATCTTTCAAATACGCCTTTTTCACATTTGCCGACCACCGAAACACATCCGTGTGTGCCCAATACGCATCATTAAAATACTCGATAAAGATGACATAATCATCTCTATTAACGATGGGTATTTTCATAAACTTTGCATTTTTTCTTTTGTTTTTCAATACAAAAAGTTACTAGTTTACGTTATAACACGATACGATCACTGAAGGAATTGAAGGAACGGGAGCCACAGCACCAGATGCCGTCAGTTGAACAGCAGTATCGTTAACACTCCACATAATTTCAAAATAATCCCCAGAGTTTAAAGACTGAAGAAAATTCCACGATGCAACCAATTCGCCATCTGTTCCCTTTAATCGAATTTGTGATGCCGTTTGCGGAACATCTACCCCATTTACCCGCAACCAAACAAAAGCCAAATGGTTTCCACCAGACGTATTATCAAATTGAGCAGAAAACTGGATATTATAAGTCCTTGTTGAATAAACATAAATGCGAGACGGCACGGTTCCAATAATAACGCCTTGTGCAAGAACTGATGTATCAAGAGTCATTGCGTAAGCCGTATTTATAACCGCCGCCGTCTGTGTTACAGAACTAGAAAACTGACCAAAGTATTTTTCAATGCTGGTATTAATAGAAGCAATCTGAGCGTTAATCGAATTTAACGATAGATTGATTGATCCAATATCTTGTGACAAATCTGATACAGTTTCGGTTAATTGACTCACGTCTCCCGTTGATTCTTCAACCGTAGAAAACAAATTTTCAAATTGCTTGATCTGTTCGTGCGTTTTAAGAAACGAAGCCAATTCACTTCTGGTAAGACTTAGTTTTTTTGCCATATTAATATGCCAGCGGTTCTATTTGAGCCTCTAAACACAAAAACGATAAATGCGAATCACTATCTCCACGAAACCTTTGCATCCGCCGATTTCTCATGCTGCCCTGTTGATACCAAACTAACCGTTTGTTTCTATTGCCCGTTGATCCCGATTGAATAAACCGATCCATACTCCATGTTTGGCCATCCAAAGAATAACTGGTGCTAATTAAAGGATTTTTTCCTTGGGCAACACTTCCCGTCAAAGACACCAATTCTAATTCATTGAATATCGCACCATTGCTTTCATTGTAAACAATCTGCGTTCCAAATTCCCATCGCACCTTGTTTCCCCAGTGCGTCCCCACATCATCACTCAATACACCTATATTGCTGGACTGAGGATCGCCCACAATCCACTTATTGTATGCCCATACCATATTGCGAGCGCGATATTGTTTAAAGCCATCCAGCGTGCTTGTAACCACAAACCAAACAGGACTACCTAATGCTTTTGAAGCAACCCCATCAAAAACCAAAGTTCTGTCAGGCAAATGAATATATAAAAGTTCATGGATGTTTTTCGTTATTGTTTCTAACTTAACCTGCGCGAGTTGCTCTTCCGTATATTGCGCTAAAAGTTTATCCACTTCATCCGTGGCTATTTTTTGAGCCGAAGCATCCGAAATAACATAAATTGAAGGTTGTTCATTTCTTCCCGATCCTAAAAACACCAAAGACTGCATAAACACACAACACGCATGTGTTCCTACAGTTCCTTTCATAACATGGGCACCCTCAACACGGGCAAATGGAAACAAATCACCACCAACGTTATCAAAAACCTCAATCGTATGCCGACCAAGAACATACACCTCAGAACGCACCTTGAGCAAAGCCTTAATAGGATCAGGATCAATTTCCGCTGCTCCATATTTTAAAGGATTAACCTGCAATGGATTAGACAATTCCGTCACCACAATGTTTGTGCCATCTGTAGTCATAAAATATCCATCAACCCACAGTGCATCTAAAACAACCCCTAAATCAGGGTCCGTAACTTGAATTAAAGCCGTTCCATCCCAATAAAAAAGATTTTTATTCGATACAATCATCAAAGTGGTAAAACTATAATCCAACGTCACATAATCATTGTCTGTGCCAACATCAGCTAAAATTGTTACATTTCCATTTTTATCCACAGAAACCAATTTACTGCCCATAACGCGATAACACGTATCTTTCCAGTTAATGCCACCCCGATCAACACCAGGTCCCGTTCCAAAGGCCACAATACCGCTTGCAGGACACAAATACCCCTGACTTACCCCTGAACCTTTAGGAACAGGCATAAGATTAACAGGATAACTGGTCCGTAAACTTGGCGTATTGTCTGCGTAAATGCCATTTAAGATGCCTAATTGCATCAGTAACCTTCTCCAGCAATAATGTGAAGAGAACCCGATCCCGCAGGAGAAACATATGCAATCGTCGTGTGACGATCATCTTTTGTGATGCGCACTTGAGTGTTAGGCAATACAGGATAATCCGCCGCCGTTGCCGTTTGCGATCCATCGCCCACACGAATATAAGTAACGATTGTGGAACTTAGATTTGTCAAAGCAAGGTTTTTTGAACCTAAACCAAGCGTACTGGATGCTGACGTAGATGTTGGCGTAACCGTGATGCCACTTCCATAAACAGGATTAAAAGGGGCTTGAGCAACCATAAAAACTCCTAAACTTTATACCAACTGTTTGTGGATTGATAATAACGCAACGTAAATGGACCTGTTGAAGAAAAAGATGTAGGCGCACCAAAAACAGCCGTTGCACCATTTGCCACCACCGTTAAAGCACTTATCGTTTGCGTACTCGTCACAAGAACACTTGTCCCATCCGCCGTAGACGTGTTTAAAGGCAATGTAATCGTACCTGTCGCCAACGTTGCCACGGGTTGAAGCAATATCCATTGTGTTTGAGATACAGGCGTTGGAACCGTGATATTAAACCCCGTGGAAGGAACATATAAATTAACTGCCACCGTAGGAGAAGCAAACGTTTGCTGAAAATACGATAACAAAGATGAAATCGACAAACGACGCGCGTCACCATTTGATACGCTAAAAATAGGCAACTGATCCCCAGATGATACCGTTTCAAGAGAAGATAACTGATTGATCGTAGCCATAAAATCCTCAATAAAGCTCTAATTCACCATCATTGCCAACCAATAAAGGATCATCCGCTGGAGTGACAAAAGTATCATTTTTCCATGGCTTGTTTCCAGCACCGCGAGGCATCATCCCCGATATAGAATACTCAGGAATTTTAGATGCACGGGCCGACAAAACATCATACCCCATTCTTGCCGCTACTTTTGTTTCCATAGAAACCGTTTTTCCGTAGGACGGCGCAAGACGAACAGCTAAATTTGTAACAACAGCATTGTTTGCACTATCAGGAATGTTTGAAAATGCCTCCAAATCATTCCCTAATGCTGTAGCCGGTATAGGATACCCCAAACGAATACCCTTACCATTCCATTCCGCCATCATCATATCCAATTTCCGCAAAGCGGATTGCAACTGATCTGGCTGCAAATCCACAGAAAAAGACGCTAAACCAATTTCCTCAAAGGCGGCCTCCACAAGCTGACGGCAGGTATAAGCCATAAACCATAACCTTATTTGGATTGCTTAAACGCCTCAATGGCCTCTGGCATAGTTTTATACCAACCATTTTTTAGTAAATCCTCAAACTCATCCTCATCCGTCACACCCTTAGAATCAAAAGTGGTTCCTTCAGATCCAAAGTGTTGACCAGGGCATTTGTAAACAATATCAGAAAAATCACTCATTTTTTTTTTACTCCTTTGGCTGGACGGCCTCTTTTTTTGGCCTCTTTTGCAACACTCAAAGCAATAGCAACGGCTTGTTTCTGAGGCTTGCCTGAATCCATTTCTTTTTTGATATTGGCCGATACAGTCTTGCGACTATAACCTTTTTTTAACGGCATAAAACCCTCTTTGGTAAAAGGCGGGCTACAAAAGTAACCCGCCCATTTTATGATCAACTTCCGATCCGATACGTCACAAACGTGGCAGAAGCCGTTTTACGTGTCATAAACAAACCAGAGCTACTTGCCGAAACCGCACCACCGCCCACAAGCGTGTGACCACTGGCCGCAGCCGCAACCGTAAAGGTGTTTGTTGCACCTGTGTTAATGACCGACCACATAAAGGCATCATTGACGTTCCAAGTGCTTTTAACATCCAAAGCCGCACCCGTGTCAAGTGTAGCCGTTACCGCCGCCGCCGTTGTAGACGTGACAATACCCGTCAAACACAATTCACCCGTCAATGTACCCGTGGCGTTCAATGTACCAGGAGCAACCTGCTGAAACGTAGCCAAACGCCCTTGCTGTACTGTTGGGGCCGTTCCGACCTCATAATACACAGGCTGAAGCGTTTTGTTCTCAATAACAATGGTGGTTCCATTTGTATAAGGACCAAACACCGTTTGACCATTAATAACAACACCCAACGGGGTCAATTCATTGTAACCACTTGGCAATTCCGTAAGAATCCGACCCACCGACGCACGACCCTGTGTATAAACAGCCACAGACCCACCAGCAGGAACAGAAACCTTTGTAATCCCAATATCTGTAATAACCAAAGACATAAAACCAGTTCCTTTTATTAAGATTGAGAAAACATAATGATGCCGGACATTTCAGGCTGCTTGTTGGCAACACCATAATACGTATCCACACGCACTTTAAGCTGAAGCGTGTTAATGTCTACGGCTTTTGTCATCACCACCTCTAAACCACCTTCAATGCGTCCGCGCATAACATCAACACCAGAACCGGTTGGTACAACAAAACGCCCAGGAATAATCTCCAAAGCATCTTTACACCAAAATGGATTCATAGCCGCCGCCACAGTGTTCAAAAACACAATAGCAGCCGTTCCTGAAGCCGTGGTCACCACAACGTTTTGATATTGCAATTCTGAATCCGAACCACCTTGCGCACTAATAATAGGCGGCGTAATGGTCATTGTGGTTCCAGAGTTTACAGCAACCACACGAAACGTTTTTAATTGCCCCGTATCCGTTTTGGTAATGGGATTCATAGCATTAACGTTGGCAATCGTAAACGCATCACCAGCGCGAACGTTGGTTGTAGAGCTTACCGTTACCACTTGGAATCGGTTATCAACGTTTTGGGATTCACCAGAAGCTGCTTGAGTCCGAGCCCGAGGAACATATGCGTTACCACCACCAGAAAGCGTACTAATTGTAATACCAGCACCACCAGCCGCAGCAGGAAGTATCAAAGGATAATCCAATTTATACGTATCAAACGAAGCAATGTTCCCAACAAAAGCACGACGCAAAGCAGCATCACTAATGTCATTTCCAAAAGAACGTGTCGATGTCGCAAGGTTGCTTGCCATACCGTTATAATCACGGCTACTTAAAGCAAGGCTGCGATCCTCCATAGGAACGCCACGCTCATTCAATGTTGCATCAATGGCCGCCACATCATCAAAACCAGAAGCCGCAGCCGTCCGCTTAATGAAAACAGAACCATTATAACATGCCGCATTGTAAATGGCCTGATTTACATCTGTAGCCAAGCGATATTTAGCATCCGAAACCAAACGACCTTCTTGAATGGCATCATTAAGATCAGTCGCAGACATAATCCACGGAGATGCCTTAACTGTGTTAATGGTCACAGGAACAGAAAGTTGCGTAACATCACGAAAGTTATTGGATTGATCAAAACCATCATATGAACGCATGATGTAACGCTGAGGCCGCCAAATGGTGTTACCAGCACGTTCCATCATCACAGAATCAACGTTGTATTTTGAAATTGTTTTTAACAAGAAAAACTGGGTTTCAAACCCCTCAAGGATTTGCTCAAACGCAACCCGCTCTTCTTTAGAAAAATTGTTAGCCATAGATAAACTCCAGTTGGTGAATAAAAAAAAGATAGCGATTTTTTTACTCACCACTGAAGCGGGCGGGAACTCTACACAGCTTTAAAGACAGCGAACTTTCTTTGAATTATATATTTTTTTATTCTTTTGCAAGACTTATTTTTTATTAGCCATTTGTTTTTTATACTGGACAACTTTTGTATAGTCCCCAGACGTTTCTGCCTCTTTTCTCAAACGATCCAACGCTGAATCAGACCGTGTCTTAGCTGTTCCCTGAACCGTACGCTCAGGTGCAGGAATAGTTTGTGAAGGTGCTGTTTTTTTAGTCATTTTAATGTCCTTTTCTAATCTTCCCATTTCAAAAGCAAAAGCCACAGGATTGTTAATTTTAGCAAATTTTGCTGCTTTTTCTGGATTTTTCCCCAAAACATAAACCAAAGCAGCCGGATTTAATGCGCCCTCAAGAATCATGCCTTGCTGAGTAACATTAAAAAGTTCCTGAACCGTTGCTTCTGCCTCCTCATAATCCCGAACACGAAGAGATGTTTTGGATTTTTCATAATCGGACAATTTGTTTTCCCATTGCCGCTTTTGATCTTCTTCTTCTTGACGTTGCTTTGCCTCTTCCGCATCAACAACAGATTTTTTGGTGTACCATTCTTCTAATTTCTTCTCAAATTCTTCCGCATCATAATCTGTGCTTTCCAAAGTAGGCTTTGGACCCAAAACCGTTTTTTGCGCAGGACGGTTAATTTGAGATTCTAACTCTTTAATTCTTCTGTTTTTTTCGCGGTTTGCCTTTCTTAAATCACGCAAAAGTTGCGTTGACGGCGTTGGCTCTTCTTCTTCTGCATCATCGCCAAGAGACAATACAATTTCACTATCATCCTCATCGGAAATAACAGGACTTTCTTCTTCAGAGTCCGCTTCATCTGTTTTATCGTTTTCTTGAGTTTCTTCTTCAGAAACATCTTCTTCTAAAACAGGATTTTCTTCTTTTTCTAGGTTTTGTTGGTCTTGTTCGTCTTCAATAATAGGCATAGTTTTCCTTTTCTCGTCGTAAAGCTGACGGTTGCTTTGTTAGATAATAACACCAATAACACATAATAATTCTATTGTCTCATTTTTTTCAATATCTAAATACATTTCTAAAATTTCCATATCTTCTTTTAAGATGTCTTTAAGCGTGGAAAGAGCATCCCGCAATTCTTTTTGTTTTTCTTTTTCTAAACTCTCAAGAATCTTCTTTTCTTGCAAAAATCTCTCTAATCTTTTGATTTCTAAGTCTAATGATTTGGATTTTTCCACATCACCAGCATAATCAATCAGTTTTTTAACAACCTTTTTAACTTGAGGCTGCTCAGACCGTATAAGGTTTTGCCCAATTTTTTGTAATTCTTGATCGTGTATTTGTTTTAAACTTAAACTTAAAAGCTCTCTTTCTCGAACCCATCCCGTTGTTCTTTTTTTGGTGACAGATGTACCGCTACCAGAGACGGGAACACTTTGTGCTTTAAGGGCAGGTGTCCAATAAACCCCTGCCCAGTATGTTTTTGCCCAGTATTGATTTGACCACATTTTAAAAAACCATCAATCGGGCCAATAAACCCCTTAATCTGTTTCAATGCGAGCTATGCGGCCATTTTCTCGAATCAGTTTTTTTGGTTTGCTTATCATGGATAAAGCACTTTGTGTGTTTTGAGAACTAACAGCAGAAAACTCTTTTATTGCATCCCCAACTTTTGATATAGCCTCACTCATAGATGCCATTTGCTTTCCCATTTCATCGCCATTGCTTTTCTCTTCATGGTCATTGTAAGCCTTCTCCAAGGCTTGCGTTGCCATCATCAACGTGCGATTTGCTTCCTCAACGGAACTACCCATTTGCTTTGTCTGCTCATTTAATGCCGCCTCTATTTTCACCCGCTTTAATTCATTCTCAAGTTCCATAGCCTCAATTTCTAACTCAACCTTTTTGCTGTTTTCTGGCTTTACCTCTACAGGTTGTGGACTTTCACTTCCCACATCAACAGGTTGGTTTTGAATCTGACCCGCTTCCGATAAGGTTTTTTCCGTTTGTGCACGTTTTAATTCCGTATCCGCAATGGTTTTTACAACGTTAGCCCGCGCTTGAGAGGCTTTCGCCGTTGCCTCATCGGCAGCCGCCTTCAAGAAAATCTCATTTGGATCTTCTTTCTGATTCTGCATCTCCACCATCAACTGCTGCTTTTCTTCCTCTGTTGGATTAACAACACCATTACGCACCAATTTTTGACGGAAATACTTACGTATGTCATCAATACCCTCAGCCTCCATGTTCATCATAGACATGGCCGTTAGCACCTGTTTTGTTTCAGGATCATCCGTGATCGTTAACAATCCAGTCAATGCCTGAACCGTTGCCGCCCGACGACTGCTCGATGAAGGCCCAACATCCACAGAAACATCATAATTGGCTTTGCTTATATCATTCTTATAAACCATCTCCCCAGTGTCTTCATCAATAACAGGCTTCATCACCTCCACAGACTCCACCTTTTTATCATCCGATAAAGACTTCATCTGTCTTCCTTTTTCAGAATATACTTCTTTAGCCATTGACAGCCAAATCTCACCACACCGCTTCATGCCCTTGGCAAAGTTACTCATGTAAATAAAGGTTTGCATATCCAAACGCTGCTGAATCATCTCAACAGCCTTGCCACTGATATTGCTCACCATTTTATCCCCTTGCTGGGGACTTCCTAAAATCTCCTGCATGTCCTGTTCTGTCACCTGCAACAAGCCAGCCATAGCCGGTGGAATTTGCGGACTTTGCGTAAACCCTATGGGCGCATTAGCAACAATATTGTTAGCAGCATCATAAACAGGATTAATTGTCAAATAAGGATAATTGTTCTTTTGATCGTCTTGCCACCAGCTTTGATGGCCCTCAACCTGCTGGGCCAAAAAGATAGGCTTTTGCACCGTGGAAATCGCACTAATCTCCGCCAACTTAGAAATCTGCATGTTCTTTAATCTCTGGGCATCCTTTGACAACCTCACATGCCCCATGCAACGCTCTACGTTGTCAATGTACCACCGCTTCCCATACACAGGCACAATCGGGATATACTTTCCAGCAATATACCCACAATCCTCTAAAACAGCACCGCCCGATAAAATATACTTCCTAACCTTTTTCCGTTTAATCTTCCTTTCATTCACCTTATCCATCTGCGTCGCTATCAAAAGATTCTCAAGCAACGGATCAGCATCAAAATCAGCCTGCGTATACTGCTCTTTTCTAAAGTTACCTTTAGCATCTTTTTCAATACGGCTTTGATAATAAAAGACTTTCTCGGAAACTTCCTCAATTTTATAATACTCTGCCACGTACACAACTTCGTTGCTTACCCAATCAAACTCTGTTTTGCGTATATCTTCAGGCCATGAATCTGGGCTATCTCCCCACGTATCTTCATAATCATCTGAATCCATGGCCGTGATAACAAAACAATGCTTTGCATCTGCCTTATCTTGTCTCTTTGCCCCCAAGTCAAAAAACACAGAGGAATCCGCATCAAAGATAGGCTCAATACTTATCCTTTGTCTATCATTGTCAGGGTCTTCCTCATCTTCATAAACAGTACGCAATCGCCATGCGCCAATACCACCACTGGTTGCCTCTTCAAAGGCATTATCATATGCTTCATTTGCATTGCTGTCCTGTTCGTCGGCACGATATAAACCTTTCAGAACGTCCGCCATATCGGACCCATCCTTGCCATCCTTGCTCACAAAATCAACCGTGATGCGATTGTTTCTGTATTCATTGATAATCCGAATCACAGACAAGTGAACCTTGTTGACCTCAAACATAGGCTTGTTGTCATACTGTTCACGCAACACACCTTCCCACTGCGCACCAGGGACGCTGTAAAACCTGCGATCCTCTACGCACATATCCCGCGTCTCTTTCACCGCCGACATAATGGTGTCAAATTGCTCTAAGGCTTCCTCTAAAACCTCTTGCAATTTCTCTTCTTTGGTTGACATGCTATCTCCACTTCCATGATACGGGCTTTATAACAACAGGTTGAACATTGTTAGTCGCCGCCGTCAACCTAAATCCTTCGCAAGCATACCGTAAAGCATCAATGCAATGATCCGATTGATTCTTTGCAAGTTCTGGCAATACCTTCCCGCTGTCTTTATCGGTGGCATAGCTAAAAAAGGATAGTTCGTTAATCGTTTCCTCACACCGCGGATGCACAACAATCTTATATCCTTTTAGAAAATTTATCCCTTCCTCTACACTGTTCCACCCCTTAAGACTTGGCATCATCCTTGGGTAGCCATGCTTTTTCATGTGCGATATTGTCTCCGGCCTTGAACAATCCGCAACAATCACATATCGCTGGCTTTCAGGGATACTTAGGAAAATCTTGGGAAGGTCTATAATGTCGCACTGCCTCAAAACTAACTCATGGTCTATGTATAACGTGCGCTCTTTTAGGTAACAGCGTATCAATACCGTGGGATCTGTACTAAAGCCCCAATCACAACCAAACTGAAAGACAGCATCCACATCAGTATCAAAGGCCTTGATAGTCCAGTTGGTGAACACCGTCTTTTCATCTGGATCACTTGCAAACTGGCCAAAGATAAACCTTTGTTTCTGTTGCTCATTCATGTTCTCCATCAGTTGCTGGATATAGTCGCTGGATATGTTCTGTAGGTTATCGGCAGGATTAAGCACAAGCGACACGTAGTCGGCAGGGTTGGTGTGTTTCTCTTTGCTGTAGTAGTTTATGCCTTGCACAAACATAGGAAAAGACCAGTGAGAGATATGCGGAGGATTCTGATCATAGAAAAACTTGTTTTTTGCCGCGCTCTTTTGGCTTAGCCGTGAATACATGAAGGAAACAGTACTAAACATCATTTCGCTGCATTCATTAAAATAGATAGTCGTGTATTCATTCCCCAGCATCTTTTCCTTTGCGCCTTCATCCACGCCCATAATCTCAATCATCGACCCGTTGGGAAAGGTCACCGTCATTTCTGTCTTATTGATCTTTAAATCAGCATCAGGATACCTGCTGGCGATAACATCCTGAATAGTACCAAGCCATAACGAACGCCTAGCTGCGGTTTGCGTTTGTCTGACGATTGCGTGGCGCGTTTTGTCATACTTTAAAGCACGGATGAACACCACATGGGTTAAGAGGTACGTCTTTCCCGATCTTGAGCCACCATAGAGCATAACGTGTTTTGCATCGCCACTGAGTAGCTTTAAAGCCTGTTTTTGCTTATCCGTCCACTTGATAAGCATTAGAGGTCCTTTTCATCAGGTGCTATGATAATAGGATTGCCTTTCTGTCCGCCGATATTGATCTTTGTTGCCTCATTGTAACCATACATCGCATTGAGCTCTTTTAAAGCCCCTGTGGCACCTGTTGCATGGTTTTGGTCCCTAGCCATCTTGTAAGTGTCTAACAGTGCCGCCATGGCCATCTCACGGGTCCACACGACGCCTTGTTCGGCTCTTGCTTTCAAATCTGCAATCATATCCGATATATTGGATTGTCTAGATAATTCATAGGCTTTGACACGTTGCGTGTTTTTATTATCAGTCTTTACATCATAAGCATCACGATACGAATCGACTTGAGACATTCCTTTAACAATGTTTCTGGCAAATTTCTTTTGTTTGGGAGTCAAAGACTTTGATCCTTTTGGCCTTCCTGCTTTCTTTGGCTTTTTATCTTTATCATCCATAAATTCCTCCCTTTTGTATACGTATGACAACAAAACCCTACAAAATCAAGCCCTTTCTTTTTTTCTATTTTTTTTTCATTTTCTTGCATTTTCCTGTTGACATGCTGCAATTATTGCAGTATGATGTATCTAACAATAACAAACAAACAAGCGTAAACACTCAACACAAAGGAAACCAAGCCATGACCAACACAAAAATTTTGACAGAAAAACTAGAAGACGGACGCTTTTGGGTAAGCGTAACGTTTTTGGATGATAACCATAATTTTTCTTTCCCAGTCACTGCCCCCACAGAATCTGACGCCATAGAAGCCGTTATGGATTTTGCCACAAAATTTAGACCCCAACCGTAACCAACAAAGGAAACCAAACCATGAACGCAGCTTTAAACAATTATTTATCAACACTTTCTCCCATGCAATCAGGCAAAGCCTCTAAACACCTTTCGCAAAAAATTTTATACACCGAAAACGGCAAAATATACACCCGCGCCGACCTTGTTGTGCATTTGATAGACGAAGGACTTCACCCCGTAGAATATCAAGGCATTGATTATGACGCGCGGGAAAAAGCGCAAGACCGCTTAAATGACATTAAGAAAAAATATACTTTAGGACTTAGTAACGAAAACTTGCCAATCATTAAAGAAGCGAGACTGATCGAAAAATCTCTAGAAAATAACGATTATTTAAAAACGGACTACTGTCTTAAAGATTCCCAAGGAATTTACTTTCCAATCACAAAAACAATGTTTCAAGTGGCTATTCATTATGCCCCAGAAAAAAAAACAACTGAAAAAGAAGAACTTTAGTGACCAAACTCTTGTGTAGCAACTTGCAGAAAGAAAGCAGAATAAAAAGACTGACTTGCAGAAAAAAAAATGGAATTAAGCAATGAAAATCAAGTATTTGTCATTGTTTAATTGCAGAAAGAATGCAGAAACCAACAAAGGAACCAGGATCATGACAATCGAAACCATCCAAATTTTGCTTATCGGCAACACGTATCACATAAAAACCGACAGCCTAGAAACTTTTGCGCTGTTCGAAGCCGATACGTTGCCAACGCCGTTCACAACAAAAACACCTTTGGCTATGGTTTTGGAAAAAATCAAAGCCTTGAACCCTGATGCGCACGTTTTTGCATAACCAACAAAAAAGGGGGGGGCAATAAATCC